ATTTGAAATTGGTTTTGGTGATGTTGAAGAATAAGATGAGTTAGAAAAATATCAAAGCATTGCAAATGGTATGGCTGATTCATTATTAAGAGGTGTTGGTATTGCTGGTGCATTTGTATCAGTAGGTAAAAATGCTATAATAAGAATAATGAACGAGTCAGAAAAACCTAATCCAAAGTATGAAAAAATAGGTTATGAATTAACTAGAATATCACCACCCATATCATCTAAGCTGTCAAAGATAAATCAAGCGGCTAGATCATTACAGTGGAACAAAGAAGAAATGAAAGAAAAAGGTTTTGCTATTGACAATCCAGCTTTATTAGCAGGTGCAAATGTTATATCAGCAACAACAAATATACCGCTTGACAGATTAGTTAAGAAAACAAACAATGTTGTAACCGCAACATCAGATGACTTAGAAACTTGGGAAAGACTAGCTTTATTAGGTGGTTGGCAAGACTGGGAAATAGGTATTAATGACAATAAAGATAAAAAGAAAAAGAAAAACAAAGCAAAAACAAAAGGAAAAAGAGAAAGAATATTTTAAATTATTAGTGAAAACAAGTGATTACTTAAACTATAACAACTTTACTACAGATGAAACAAATTTTAACAATATTAGCATTATTAATAAGCTTTAATTCAATAGCTCAAGAAGAAAAGAAAAACTTTTTTAAAGAAGTTTATAAAGATTTTTTAAAGTACGGAACTTTTTACGCTGCCGGTAACATAGGTAATGCAAAAGAAGAACAACCTAAATATTTTATACGTACAAACCCTGATGATTTCTACGCAATACCAGATGTTGTAGATCAAACAATAACTCACCCGTTTGATTATAGATATGGTATAGGTATACGTAAATTAGCTAGATTTGGATATGAAGTTAAACCTGGTAATTTTTGGACTGGTGACAATAGAATAGAAAAACAAGCAGCTTTATCAGCGCCAACATCAGCTGTACAAGGTTTAGAATACATGTTACATTGGGAAAAAGAAAGAAGAAACGGTAACGAGTTTGATAATAAAAGATTATTTATAAGACATACTGGTGATTACCATATAGCTAAGTTTGAATCAAGAGAAGCTGGTAATGTTGGTTTTCAATATACATCTGGTGAATTAAGAGCCAGGTTACCTATTGGTAAGAAATTTAGTATATCTGCAGGTGCAATATATAGAACACATCAAAGACCTTATGGTTATAATCCTGTAGAAATATGGTTAAATGAAACAAATGAAGATGAAGGTATAGTAAATTATTGGTATACCTTAGGTTTTGATTATGGTTATGATGATTGGTATTATTCAGGAGATGATGAAACAGGTAGCTTTATTAGTGATTGGTATTGGACTAACCCAGAAGGTGAAATTGTTGCTTGGACAGATGCACAGTTTAGAGATCTTATAATGCCTGGTTTGCTTAACAGATATAATCAAGAAGCTTGGGCTGAACTAGATGCTTTTGCTGAAGTTGCGCCTATTGTCGGTTTTGATTTTTACCATTATAAAAACAACTTTTGGTTTCACGCGTTTGGTAGTTGGATATTACCTTACCACAAATACGTGCGAGGCAATGAAGATTTCAGCTATTTGCACAGAAACAGTTGGGGTTTAGGCGGTCACAATAATAATTTAGACGGAGAACAATGGAGTGATTACCAAGCCGGTATGGTGTTTGGTGTCAAGATAAGCAAATCAATTGGTTTATTTGTTGAAGGCGAATATACTAAATTCTGGGACTCAGAAATATTTAACTCAAACTTTGGAATTAACTACACATTCAGATAATCATGGCAAAACAATTAAGTGAAGAAACAAAAATTACATTAGATTTAAAAACTTTAGGAACTATAGGAGTTGGTATAGCTGCTTTAGTTGGTATGTGGTTTGCTTTACAGGCGGACATTGCTTTGGCTATGGAAATGCCTGAGCCTGTTATTGACAGGATAGAGTACGATTTAAAAGACGAGTTAATACGTCAAACAATTATGGATACTCAAGAAGACGTTGAGGCTATGAGAGATCAATTGGATAAAATTGATGAAAGATTATACGAAATACAAAAAAATAAATAATGAAAAACATTTTAATTTTAATTTTAATACCAATTATATCATTTGCACAACAAGATGTTCCAGAAAAATACTGGATAGATGATTCAAATTTTGAAGATAAAATAAACAGTCACAACGCTTTTGGTGATGATGAAATAAAGCCTATTATTGTAGAGTTTTGGGCTAAATTTAATGAAACAAACTGCTTTGCAGAGTGGGAAGAAATAAAAGACGCTGTTTATTATAGAGTTGATATATCAAAAGCTCCTGAAGCAAAAAAGAAGTACAGGGTTCGTATGGCACCTACGTTAATAATATTTAAAGACGGTATAAAAGAAACTGTTTTTAAAGCTGGTTTAGATTTAATGCTACCAGCGGATTTAAACGATATTCAAGAAGCCATTGATGAAATTAATAATGCAAGTAAATTTTAAAATTATGTGTGAATTATGTAACGGCTATTGTGGCCTTTGTTAAAAAAATAAATTATGTGGAAATTAACTAGACAATATTGGAAAGACGTATGGACTTTACTGTGGAGTAAAACTACAGTAGATGATATTATAATAGCTAAAGCAGCTAAAATAAAAGCTAAAGCTAGAGCCGTCAAAAAAGCAATTAAAAATGGATAAAATAAGTAAACATATAAGTTACAAAGAAGGTGTATACAGTATAACTGCTTTGAGACTTGGTTTAAAAAACGATCCCTCTGATGCTCATTTACAAAACATGAAGCTATTAGCAGAAAAAGTATTTGAACCTCTTAGAACGCACGTAGGAGGTCCTATAAAGATAAATTCGTTTTATCGTGGACCAGAACTTAATGATGCGATAGGCGGGTCAGCAAAATCACAGCATTGTCATGGGCAAGCTATAGATATTGACGATACATTTGGTCGTATGAAAAACTGTGATATGTTTAAGTTTATTAGAGAGAACTTAGAGTTTGATCAAATGATATGGGAGTTTGGCGATGATACTAATCCAAATTGGGTTCATGTTAGCTATGTTAATCCTGGTGAAAATAGAAAAAGATGTTTAAAAGCTTATCACGAAAATGGTAAGACTAAGTATATGGTAATATGACAGATAAACAAAGAGACAAAGGAAGAGTGATAGCTATACTAATTTTATTGAGTATAATGCTGTTTGCTATGCTATCCGGTTGCTCACCTTATTATTATCAAAGCAAAGGACCAGAAATAACACATGTATTAGCTTTAACTGAAAACGGTGATACTTTAAAAATACCTATCAGAGATATAAGACCTAATGTAGTATATAACGTAGTTGGTTATGATTGGTATAGACCATACAGCGGTTACTACACTAGATGGGATAAACCATATTATCACCCAGCTTTGTACAACGTACCTAAACCCTCATATAATGGTAATAGTAATTATAATAATAACAATACGCCAACTATTACGAGACCGCCAGATAGACCAGTAATAAACCCACCTAATCCACCTAATCCAGTTATTGTTAATCCTAGAAAGAAAAATTAATTATGCCAGCAAGAAAAAGAAAACCAGACGTAAGAAAAACTACTAAGGGTAAGAATAGAAACTTTAGAACTACTAAAGAAGGTGCTGGTATGACTAAAAAAGGAGTTGCAGCTTATAAACGTAAAAACCCTGGTAGTAAATTAAAAACAGCAGTAACAGGTAAGGTAAAACCTGGTAGTAAAGCTGCTAAAAGAAGAAAATCATTTTGCGCTAGATCAAAAGGTTGGACCGGTGAAAGAGGTAAAGCTGCTAGACGTAGATGGAAATGTTAATATTATGAAATCAAGAGGGTTAGGAGACACTATACATAAATTCACTACTAAGACTGGTATTAAGACAGCTGTAGATAGAGTATCAAAAGGTTTAAATATACCATGCGGTTGTGAAGGTAGACGTAAAGCAATGAATGCTTTATTTCCATACTCACGTGGTGGTAAAAAATAAATATTATGTGGCAATTATTTAAAGAAAAAAACGAAATTAACGAAAAAAACGTAATAGGTTTTATGTCGTTTGTCGTAATGACTTTGTTTGCTATAGCAGATTTGATGACAAGTTTGTTAGCAGATAAAGATCTTATTATTAATGAAGTAGTTTATAACTCATTTGTATGGGTTACATTAGGCTGCTTTGGTATTAGTTCAATCGAAAAAATTAAAGGAAATGGGAAAAATTAGTCCAGCTTGTAAATCAGCTGCAAAAAAGAAATTTAAGGTATGGCCTAGCGCTTACGCTTCAGGATGGGGTGTAAGATGCACTAAAAAAGGCGGACCAGGTAAAATGGGTAAAGGTGGCAAAAAGTAAAAAAGGCAGATGTTGGCCAGGTTACGCACCAGTAAAAGGTAAAAAACCATTTTCTCCAGGTAGTTGTAAAAAAATTAAAAAAAGAAAATAATGGGATATAAAAGCGCAGCCCAAAGAAAAGCTGTATGGGCAAGTAAAAAAGACGGTGGTAAAGGTAATCCTAACCGTAAAAAGAAAACAAAAAGTAAAAAAAGAAAGAAATAATGTCATTTAAGATGAAACCTTTTCATCAGTTGTTAAGCTTGCACCCAAGTTCTAACAAACTAGATAATGTCGTTAAACTTGTTGATATGCCTAGTAATAAACACTGGGGTTATATTGATGAGAATAAAACTATATTTGTAAATAAAAATTTAAAACCTAAACAAATGCTTGAAACTATTAAGCATGAAAAAGGTCATAAATCACAAATGAGTTTGGCTGGTAACGATCACGAGCCACAATTACAGTTTAACAGTTTATATTATAAATGGAAATCTAATCCAGGAGGTAAATCATTAAAGATCGCTACTGATTATATAAATACAAAAAGTAGAGGTTTACCTTGGGAAAAAGATGCAAATAAAAAAGCAAAAAATGAAAAAGCATAAGATGTATTGTAAGGACGGATCTGTCCATGATGTAAGTAGTGTTAAAAAACACAAAGCGCTTATGAAAAAAGGCTGCGGACACAAACCTATTAAAAATGCCAAAAAGTAAAATAAAAGGCGGAGGGACTAAAAAAGTCTGTTTACCATACAATAAATATAAAAGTATGAGTAAAGCTGAAAAGCAAAAAGTTATACGTGCTAAACGTAGCGCCGCTGCTTCAGGTAAGTACAAAAGATCTAGTAAGTCTAATGTAAAAGGCGCTAGAAAAAAAGGTGCTACATTAAGAGACTGGTTCCAAAAAGAAAAGTGGGTTAATATAGCCAACGGTAAACCGTGTGGAGCTAAGTAGCATTTATTCTCTTTTTATAATATTTAGTACGCGTAGGTGAACATATAACCATAGGCATATTCTTTGCCCAGCCTGTGTACTTAACTTTACTATATTTTAAATCACTTAATACATGCCAAGTTAATTTGTTATTTCTTACTAACCAAGAAACAAATTGTTCTTCGAGATTATGTGAGTGTGCGCTTTGAGGTTTAGCATATATTGGCAAGTGCCAGCTATGAGGATCATGAGCGCTTAATTCTTCTTTACCTGTTTGCTTATTGTGACCAACTCTTCTTGTCACTGTTGACTTAGCAAAAAAATCAAAACCTATTATTGAAAGACTTTTATAAGTCTTTATTTTTTCTATAAACCAAGCTATTGATAAAAAACCAGTAGAAGGTCTTTGATATGAAGTTAACACATCCATATTAAAAACTTTCATCGTATCTATTATTTCTTTATCAGTATACATTTGTTGATAACCATATTTTATCAACTCTTCACATATGTGTTTTTCAATTACAAACTCTTTCACTTTAAAATTACCTCTTGATCTATTTATTAATATAGTAGTTTTTTCAAACTTACCACCAGGTTTAAACTCTTCTATCTTTTTTTTAAAAGCATGAGATCTAAACTGTCCTGTTATCCATATATCACATCTAGTACCTAGTGATTCTTCTTGTTCTTTAGTAGCTTCTAATGCCCTACCAAACTTAACAACTATGTCGTGACTGTCTATGAAGTCTTTATTTTTATGCTCCATTATCTCAACAGAGTTACCCACAAAAATAACTGATTTATCTTTTACTAACTCTCTAATATTTTTCTCCATTCATCTGCAAATTCACAATCTTTATATTCTTCAAACCAAGGGCCACCATTTGTAAAGTGTATACCTTTAGCTGGATTTTTCTTGGAGTAAGGTTGTTCACCTACTAAATGATTCCAAGTTTTATCTATTTTGCTTATCTTATCGTTAGCCCAAGCTAACTGATGTAGATCTGCTGCGCTAGCATTATCTAAATATTCTTTTGTTAGAATATCTTTTAGCTTTTCATTGTTAAACAACATTAATGAACTCCAATTTTTTCTTGGATATAATTTATTAACAATACCGTTCATCTTAGTTGTTTGAATATCATAATCCTTATGTTTTACACAAGCTACTAAATCATCTTGTTTTAAATAATCAAAAATCTTAGCAACATCGTCTCTAAATATAAAATCATTATCACAGAACATAGATACACCTTTATACTTAGACATAAGCGGTGTGTAAAAACGTGTAAATGAAAACTCTGTTGATTCACCTTCTGTTTCTTTTCTACCGTATATATCTTTATTTATTAACTTATGTTTATATAAAGGAATTATCTTTATGTTTTTATTATGTTTTTTTATAGATTTATAACAGGCTTTAGTTGCCTCTGGGTATCGACTATCATGTCCTATAAATACTCTCATACTAATTGTTTTAATATTTCTTCAAATTTATCTAACTTAATCATATTAGACCCATCACTCCATGCTGCGCTAGGATTTTCATGTACTTCAAAAAAGTAACCATCAGCACCAACTGCTTTTGCAGCTTTTGCAATATGTATAGCATAGCGTGGTTGACCAGCCGTTGTGCTACCTGAATTAGGTCTTTGTGTTGAGTGCGTGCAATCCATTATGACTGGCACGTCTAATTCTTTCATATCTACGATTTGTCTAAAGTCTACAACAAGATCGCCCATACCAAACATACTACCTCTTTCAGTTAGCATAATATTATTATTACCTGTACTTTTAACTTTATTAACAGCGTGTATCATATTACTACCATTTATAAACTGTCCTTTCTTAATATTAACAGTGTTAAATGTATTACCTGCGGCAACTAATAAATCAGTTTGTCTACATAAATAAGCTGGTATTTGTATAATATCTACAACATCAGCTAGCTTGTCTGCTTGCCAAGGCTCATGTATATCAGTTGTAGTTTTACTACCAAATTCTTTTACTTCAGCAAATATATCTATAGCTTTATCTATACCAATACCTCGTTTAGAGTTTACAGATGTTCTATTAGCTTTATCAAAAGATCCTTTAAAATAATAATCAAAGCCATACTTATCTGCTAGCTCTTGACACTCATTAAATATAGTGTGTGCTTGTATTCTACTTTCAATACTGCAACTTCCAGCTATTAATATTGGTTTTTTCATTTAGTAAAGTTTACTATAAGTTTGTGTTTTGGTATGTATTTTCTTATTAATTTTTTCCACTCCTTTGGATGCATTAATGTAACGTGCATGTTTTCACCGTTCATAAAGTGTGCGTGTGAAGGTGAGTTTGGTATAGATAAAACTATAACACCACATGTACAAGTTAGATCTGCTAAATCTCTTAATAAGGCTGGTAGCTCTTCTATTGGCACGTGCTCTACAACATCTGTACATACTGTCATATCAAACTTAACTTGCGGTGGTCTAACATGGTATATAGGGTGACATGGATCATATCTGTAAAACCCAGCAACGTTTTCACCTAAAAACTCCATTAAAGTCATAGCATCATATCTATCTGGAACTCTTTTACCTGGTTTTGTATATTTTTCACCATTGTATATTCCTTTTTTACTATGCCAGACTTTAGCAGAACCACAACCATAATCTAATATCATTGAGGCTGGATTTTCACTTATCCATTTTTTTGTTTGTTTTAATATTGTTTTCCAACCACTACCATCACCATAATGTCCTTCAACTGCTTTTTCTCTCCAACTGCCATCGTATTCTTTTATTTTATATTTAGCACCTAAATGTAGCGCTTTGTATTTTTGTCCGTATTTCATTTTATATCATTATAAGTATTAACCTCTATTCCGTTGTATATAGTTTCGATTACATCTATATCATATAAGCTTAATATTCTATTTTGTTCTAAATTTTCTTTTTTGTATTTATCTTTCATAGATCTATATGCTTTTAACAAGTGTGGTTTATAAGCATATATACCAAGATGTCTATCTCCATAACCTATAGGAGCTCTAGTAAACCACAGCGCTTTACCGTTTTGATGTATAACTTTTACATCATTAGGTTCAGCACCTTTTGTATAAGCAGTTAAACAAGTATAATCGTTTTTGTCTAAAGCTTTTCTTATAGGTCTAATCGTTTCATGATTTACATCTAACATATCACCTTGTACATTTAGTATGTAATCATAATTACCAACTAAATCTAACACAGCTCTTTTAGATAATCTATGCGTACCGTTTTCAGCTTTGCCTGTTTGTATACACCATTTGTTTGGTATACATTTTGCAATACGCTTACTATCCGTTGCTACAAATGTGTCGTAGCCCATCATGCGTACTTTATCAAACACAAGACGTATAAGAGGCTCATCATCGAACTTCATCAACATTTTATGTTTGATTCTAGTACTATTAAGTCTTGCTGGTATTACTACAGCTATGTTCTTCATATGTTTGTACCTGATGTTCTTCTGCTTATATCGTCGTGATTAAACTCAGCCCAATATAATTCAAAAGCAACGCCATCTTCAACACCTTCAAACTGATGAAACTTTCCTGGTTTTACCATAGTAAAATCACCAGGTCCGAGTATTGTTTCATCAACAAGACCTTGGTCATCTTGCCATACTCTAACAATCATCTTACCGGATTCAACAAAAAATCCGTTCCATTTAAATCTATGTTCATGCTCTGAACATTTAAATCCTTTATTAAATTCTATTCGGTGAAACTCTAATACTCCATTTTTATGGACCATTTCGGTTTTACCCCAAATCTTTCCTGCTTTCATTTATTATTCTTTGTAATTTTTCTTTGTCACCAAATAATACTAAACAATCATAATCTTTTTGTTCAATATCTTCTATTGTATCTACGTTATCAATAACCCACTTAGCACAAAATGCATTGTTTAAGTTAGGCATTAACGTTGAGTTTCTAATATTAAAAGGTGCTTCTACTATTGCTACTCTATTCATTTTTTTAAATTATTAAAATAAGTTTTTTTCCAACTACCACCACCCATCCTAAATCTTTTAGGCACATCATTTGTTCTGTGGCCTTTTTTATTAAAATGTAAATTTTCTGGTATCCAGTTATTCCATCTTGGTCTATACATACCTTTACCTTTCGCTGTTATCGCAAACTTTTTTAATGATTGATTTTTTTTGTTTGCAAAGTGAATACTTATAGATATTCTAGGCGTAAGTGATTCAGCTTTATGATACATATACTGTGGTATATATAATAAATCTCCAGGCTCTAAAATAAATTCATCAACAACTTTTCCGTGTTCTCTATTTGGAGCTGAGTTTTCATATATAGTCCATTTAACTTTACCTTCAGTGTGAAATAAAAAGTTTTCTGTTTGATCAGAGTGAGCTGGAAAACCAACCGCGTCTTTCTTACTTGAACAGTATATATTAACTGTACCTCTACTAAAGTATCTTTCAAGCTCATCACATATTGCAACAAACTTTTCTTTTGTATACTCAGCAGACGGTAGAACAAAAGTTTTACCTGATGTCCACATTTTAAATAACTTTTCTTTACTTAACATAGGTAGTTTTACCTTACCTGTTTTAACTTTGTTTAAACACCAAGTTGTACCTTTACTATCATAGTCTAGTACTTGTAAGTGATTTAAATTATCTGGGTAATTATTCATTACATTACTAAAATCTTGCCATTTAAATAATGTTTTAAATACATTTCTTCTAATTACTAAATGTTTTTTACCCCAGTAATGCAGCCAAAACCTCTTAGGATCGACTGGATCTAGTATTTGTTTTATTGTTATATTATCCATCGCAACTTAAACAGTTAGGGTCCATAGCTTGAGATGCAATATCACCTCTTAATACAGACTCGGTTCTCATGTAATATAAAGTTTTAATACCTTTTTTCCAAGCTTCTAAATGTACTTTATTAATCCATTTAGGATCTGCTTGTGAAGGAAAAGCTAAATTCAAACTTACAGACTGATCTATATATTGCTGTCTGATACCAGCTTGATTAACTAACTCTAATTGATTTATCTCTTTAAAAGTTTTGTAAACTTCTTTTATAGGTACGTTGTGTTCTCCTATAGTAACGTTCTCTAATTGTTTGATACCTTGTATTGAACCTCCGTCTCGCAGTATTTGGTCCCATATTTTTTTATTGTTTAATTTATGTTTTTCTAATTCTTTTATTAAAGTTGGATTTTTGCGGATGAAAGTTCCTTTTGCACTTTGGTCTGTAAAGACGTTAGCCGCCCAAGGTTCAATACCCGGTGAAATATTACCAGCAAGCTTACTATTGCTAACAGTAGGAGCAATAGCACGTAAATGAGTATTACGAAAACCAGTTCCAACACACCAAAGAGGTTCTCCATACTGCTCTGCCAAAGCCATACTAGCTCTTTCGCTTTCAATTTTAATTTGTGAAAATATTCTTCTTGTCTCATATTGTGCTAATAATCCTTCAAAAGGAAATCCTTTTTGCTGTAGATATGTATGCCAACCTAAAACAC